TTAAAAACAGCAGTAACAGGTAAAGTAAAAAAAGGTAGTAAGGCTGCAAAACGCAGAAAATCTTACTGTGCAAGGTCTTTAGGACAACTTAAAAGAAGTTCAGCTAAAACTAGAAACGACCCTAATTCAAGAATTAGACAGGCTCGTAGAAGGTGGAAGTGTTAATACAGGATAAACAATGGCAACAAGTGGAACAACAGCATTTACATTAGACTTAGCAGATATTATGGAAGAAGCCTATGATTTATGCGGTAGTGAATTGCGTTCTGGTTATGACTATAAAGGAGCTAAAAGAGCTTTAAATCTAATATTTTTAGAATGGCAAAACAAAGGATTAAACCTTTGGAAAATAGAACAAGCTACTCAAACACTTACTGCTGGCACAAGTAGTTATGCAATAGAATCTTCTGCTCTTGAAGTTGTAGATGTTTTTATTAGAACTAATGCAGGAGATACTTCTAATCAGTTTGACCAAAGACTAAATAGAATATCAAGAACAGAATACAATCATCAAGCTGTTAAATTATTACAATCAAAACCTACACAGTTTTTTGTAGATAAAGGTACTAGCTCTAACAATATAGTATTATGGGCAACTCCTGATTCTTCAGAAACATATACATTAGTCTATGACTATATCAAAAGAATAGAAGATGCAGGTAATGTAGCAAGTAATAATGCAGATGTTCCTAATAAATACTTACCATGTCTTACATATGCACTTGCATATAATTTAGCTTGTAAAATACCAGAAGCAGTAAATAGAGTTCCAATGATTAAACAAAGATATGATGAACTTTGGAATGATGTAAGTGATGCAGATAGAGAAAGAGCTCCAGTAAAGTTTGTACCTGATATGAATGTGTACAGATGAGTTATGCCCTAGGTAAAAAAGCTTTAGGAGACTGTGATAGGTGTGGTTTTACTTATAAGTTAAACGATTTAAAATACGAAATAGAAGATGGTATTCGTAATGGATTAAGAGTTTGTGATGATTGTTTTGATATAGACCATCCTCAATTAAAAATTGGTGAAGTAGATACATCAGATAATCAATCACTTTATAATCCAAGACCTGATAGAGGTGAAAAATCATCTACTGAATATTATGGATTTAATCCAGTTTCAGGAACAGGATTAATATTAAAAACTAAAATAGGTGTAGTTAAAGTGAGTACAGAATAATGGCATTAACATTTACAACATTAAAAACAGCAATACAAGATTACACTAATAATACAGAAACTACTTTTGTAAATAACTTAGATGAATTTATTGTTAATACTGAAGATAGAATACAAAAATTAGTATCTCTTCCAGTATTTAGAAAAAATGTTACAGGCACTTTAACATCTGGTAATCAATATTTATCAACACCTACAGATTTTTTATCAGCACATTCATTAGCTGTAGATAATAGTGGTTATGAATATTTATTATTTAAAGATGTGGCTTTTATTAGAGAAGCATATCCTAGTAGTTCTACAACAGGAACACCTAAATATTATGCTAGATTTGATGAAGATACTTTTATTGTAGCACCAACTCCTAGTTCAAATTTAACAGCAGAATTACATTATGAATATACACCTACATCTATTACGATAAGTAGTGATGGAACAAGTTATCTAGGAACAAATGCACCAGATTGTTTATTGTATGGTTCGTTAGTAGAAGCATATACTTTTATGAAAGGTGAGCCAGATATTATGGTGAATTACGAAAAAAGATTTCAAGAAGCAATACAAAGATTAAAAGTTTTTGCTGAAGGTAAAAATACTAAAGATAATTATAGGACAGGTCCTGTAAGACAGCAGGTAACATAATGTTTACAGTAGATGTACAAACCACTATAGGCGATATAGAAGTTAAAACTACTAACAATAAAGGTTTAAGTCCTGAATATTGGACTGAAAGAATAATAGATAAGTTAATTTCTATTAGTGATAATGCTGACCCTATGGTTAAAGCACAAGCACAAGCATTTAAAGATAGTATGACACAAGTTGTACTTTTATATTTAAAACAAGCTATAGCTAGTGATAGAGCTACTGTAGCAGGATTATTACAAAAACAAGGTCATAAAGATATGGCTGATATTATAAGGAGACTTTGATGGCAATTTCACAAGCAATGTGTACTTCATTTAAAAAAGAATTAATGACAGCTACACACAATTTTACAACAACAAGTGGTAATACATTTAATTTAGCGTTATATACAAGTTCTGCATCTTTAGGTGCATCTACAACTGCATATACAACTTCTAATGAAGTTAGTGGTACTAACTATACTGCTAAAGGTGCTGCATTAACTAATGTTACACCAACTACTTCTGGCACAACCGCATTAACAGACTTTGCTGATTTAACATTTAGTAATGCTACTATTACTGCTAATGGAGCAATGATATTTAATGATAGTGCTTCAGGCGACCCTGCGGTTGCTATATTAGCTTTTGGTGGAGATAAAACTTCAACAGCAGGTGATTTTACTATTCAGTTTCCTGCAGCAGACGCTTCAAACGCTATTATAAGAATAGCTTAATAGCCTATGGCTAATGTAACTGGTTGGGGTCGAGGGACCTGGGGACAACTTACTTGGGGTGAGCCTATACCAGTTGTTGTTACTGGAGTTGCAGGTACAACTGCACTTGGTAGCGAAACAGTAATAGCTAAAGCTTTAGTTAGTGTAACTGGAGTTAGTGCTACATCAGCACTTGGAAGTGAAACTGTTATAGGTGAAGCTAATATTTCTATTACAGGTAATGCAGGTACATCTGCGTTAGGTAATGAAACAGTTGTTGCTGAAGCTAATACTGCAGTTACAGGTAATGTAGGAACATCAGCATTAGGTAATGCTATAACAGCAGGTGCAGCAGTAACAGGTGTATCTGGTACTGCTTCAGCAGGAACTCTTGGTGATGAATCAGTATCTGCAGGAGCTACAGTATCTCCTACAGGTATAAGTGCTACTAGTTCATTAGGAACAGTTAGTACAATTAGTGTTAATATATTATCAGTTACTGGTTTAGCAGGAACAACAGCTTTAGGTAGTGAAACAGTTATAGCTAAAGCACTTGTTGATGTAACTGGACTATTTGGTACTGGTCAAATACAAGGTGTAAATATTTGGACTATAATTAATGATTCACAAACAGCAAATTATCAAAATATATCAACAACACAAACAGCAAATTATTCAGAAGTTTCTACTTCACAAACTCCAGATTGGAGTGAAGTAGCTTAATTAATAAAAGGAAAAAATTATGGCAAGTTCATATGTAAATGATTTAAGATTAAACGAAATGGCTACTGGCGATGCTAGTGGAACATGGGGTGATACTACAAATACAAATCTTGAATTAATAGCAGAAGCTTTTAGTTATGGCACAGAAGCTATTACAACTAATGCTGATACCCACACAACTACAATAGCAGATGGAGCAACAGACCCAGGTAGGTCTATGTTCTTAAAATATACAGGTACATTAGATTCTACTTGTACTATTACTATAGGACCAAATACAGTTTCTAAATTATGGATTATAGAAAATGGAACAAGTGGTTCTCAATCTATAATAATTAAACAAGGTAGTGGAGCTACAGTTACTATACCTTCAGGTAAAACTAAAGCAATTTATTCTGATGGTGCTGGTTCTGGTGGAGCTATGGTTGATGCTTTTGCTACCTTAAATTTACAAACAAGTGGCATCATTGAAACCAGTTCTTCAATTCAAACTCCTCTTATAGAATTTACTGATGGAGATGATGCCATGACCATAGCTGATGGTGGTGGTGTTACTTTTGCACAAACAGCTACTTTTAGTGATGATATTATTATTGGCGATGGAAAGACAATAGGTTCTGCTTCAGATGTAGATGCTATGACTATTGCTGCTAATGGACAAGTTACCTTTACACAAACTTTAATCGGTACAGCCCTAGACATCTCAGGTGACATAGACGTAGACGGAACTACTAACCTAGACGTAGTAGATATAGACGGAGCTGTAGATATGGCTTCTACACTACAAGTAGATGGAGCTATTACAGGTTCAAGCACAATCAATGGCGTAGGTATATCTTCTGGTATATCTAACTTTTCACAAAGTATTCTTATTAGTCAAGATGCAGGTACAGGTACATTAAGTACTGCTGGTGATAACACAGGTTTAGGTTTTGATGTTTTTGATGACTTAACTTCTGGAGATTTTAATACAGCATTAGGTTCTTCTGCTTTAAGTAAGCTTACAACTGGTGGAGAAAATGTTGCTATAGGTGGTAATTCTTTAGATGCTAACACAACAGGGTCTTATAATGTTGCTGTAGGTACTTCTGCACTAGGTGCTAACACTACGGCTGACAATAACACAGCAGTAGGAACTAATGCTTTAGTAGCAAACACTACAGGTAC